TAATATCTCAGATTACATCTTAGATAGTGAACGTGCTGAACTAGTAGATGAATTGACTACTAAATTTGAAGGTGTATTAGATAGTTTAATCATTGATAGACATACGGATCCAAATAGTCAAGGTACCGCACGTCGACTAGCAAAAATGTATCTATATGAGATCATGGCAGGTCGTTATGATCCAGCGCCAGATGCTACAGCTTTTCCAAATGATAGTGAGGACCGTTATGAAGGTATGTTGGTAGTCCGCAGTGAGCTTCGCAGTATGTGTAGCCATCATCATCAACCTGTGGCTGGGGTAGCTTACATTGGCATTATCGCCGCACAAAAACTTATTGGATTGAGCAAATATACTCGTATCGCACAATGGTGTGCTCGCCGCGGCACACTACAAGAAGAACTTGCAAATGATATCGCGAGAGAGATTAGTAAAGCAACTGATAGCGATAATGTAGCAGTTTACATACAGGCTACACATGGTTGCTGTGAAAATCGTGGCATCATGGCACATAGTAGTTTAACACAGACTACAGTTTTAAAAGGTGCGTTTAAAAATGATGGTAATACCAAGAAAGAATTCTTTGATAATATTAAATTACAACAGGAGTTTGCCCCAAGATGAGTAATCTAAAACAACTAGCAATAAATTATTTTGAAACATTCAGTCGCAAAGATCTAAATGCATTAATGTTACTGTTCTCAGATAATCCTTCTCTTCGTGATTGGAATGGCTTAGCTGAAGGTCGAACAGATGTAGAAACAGCTAATAAAAATATTTTTGACAGTGTAGAGACTATTACTGTAACTCCAACAGCATTATATCAAGACGGCAATACGGTATCTGCTGAACTAGATATATTAATCAATGGGACAGAAAAACTTTTAGTAGTAGATGTGATTACATTTGAAGGTGATAAGATCGCAAGTGTGCGTGCCTATAAAGGATAATTTATGCGTTGGTTAAAACGTAAGATCTGTAATTGGTTAGGTGTAGAAAGTTATAATGATGACAATGAATGGGGTGCGATCCCTAGTAGAGAATCAGTCAGCGTTAGAATTAAAAATGATGCTCCCACATTCTTTGATCGCAATCCAGAAACCAACTTTCGAATATATAATGCCACAGGTGGTGTTATACTAGAAGTAGGTCGTTGGGACAAGACACGCCAAGAATGGACAACTAATATGCATATCATCCACGACGATGAAGAGCATAAAACAGATGCTATTGCCAAGATCATGACCATGGAGTTGATGAGATGAAAAAGTTATATGTTAGTGACATTGATATCAGAGACTACGTAAATCAGATCAGTTTTCAAATGTATAAGGATGGTTGGCGTCCTGATTATATCGTGGGTCTTACACGTGGTGGACTAGTGCCTGCGGTATATATGAGCCATGCACTGGATATTCCTATGCACGCACTAAAAGTGGCCTTACGTGATAATGCCGATACTGAACATAACTGCTGGATGTCTGAGGATGCATTTGGTTATTTCTCTGGTGAAACTAAAACTGATCCTGCGCTACGTAAAAATATTCTAATCATAGACGACATCAACGACACAGGTGCTACGTTAGATTGGATCATTACTGATTGGCAAGATAGTTGTTTACCTGATCATCATGCATGGAAAAATGCCATCTGGGGAAACAATGTTCGTTTTGCTGTGCTATTCGATAATTTGTCTAGCAAGTTCAGCCGCAAGGTTGACTACTGTGCTAAAACTATAAACAAAGCCGAAGAAGATGTTTGGATCGTTTATCCTTGGGAACGCTAATGACTGACCATTTAATGGATTTAAGTTATGTGTATCTGTTTAATGACATAATTTTAACGTCAGACAAACATGCTGCAGGACTGGCTGAGAGCGAATTATCTAAAATTCATTCTCCTATATCCGAAACAAATTTATTCATCGTGGCGCTCCCAGAATTTACTTACTACAGTCTCGAGAAGATTCTAGAGCATTTAGTTATCAAGGGCTTCAACTCAATTACCTTAATAGTTCAGCATACCAAGAATCTAATTCGTCCTGTGCCGAGAATCAACTCTAAATCAGTTTTAGAAAAATGTAAAGTAGTTCCTATAACTTATCATCCTTGGTGTTGTCTAAAAGCTATAGAGGAAAAAACAAAATTACCAATCGAACCAAATTGGAATATTAAAAAAGGACTACTACGCACAGGTAGTCTAAACAGATATACTAGGATTGGTATACTAAAAGAGCTATATAATCATGATTTATTAGATAAAATAGTTTGGACTTTCCCTAAATCAGAAAGTCAAAAAATTAGCATTCTAAATTATTTTGCTGAATCTGCTGGTATGATTCCCGAAGATTTCGATGAGTTTTATAATTACTGTTCAACACAGGCTATTACAAATAAAACTCCACAGCTTATCCGAGATGTTGATCCTAGATTAAGTTCATGTTTACAAAATCAGTTTTTTACTGATTGGTTTGTTGAATCTTTTCAGCATGCAAATTTTTCAATCATATCAGAGTCTGATTTTGCTTATGGTGCTATAAGCGAGAAAACATATTTGACTTTATTGCATAAGCATCCGTTTATTATAGTAAATAGTCCCCAGCAGATACAATTACTCAAATCTTTAGGATTTAGGACTTTTGAAAACTATTTACCCTTCGATCAATACATTTATGTCGAGGATAATCAATTGCGTTTAGATCAAATAGTTGCAAATATCAGAGAATTCCAAAAAATAATTGAATCTCACAGACAAGAAATTGTTGCAGATACTGAACATAATTATAACCTCTGTATTGAGATGGCCCATGAAACCGAAACACAGTTTAACAACCTTTCAACCGTGCTGACCGCAGATAATCTATTACATTTAAATTATCTTACTTTTTCTAATGTTGATATAGATCTTTTTGTCCAATATAAAACGCAAGAAAAAATTCTTTTAGAACAAAAACAACAGGAAGATTTTATAGCTAAGTATCGCATCTACAAAGGAGCAGATTGGCCCGAAATACAAAATATGGCAGATTTTGAACAATTACCCGAATGGGTGAAACAAGAAGCCAAGACTAAATTCAATTTCCCGAGAGATCTAATCAATCGAGATATTATCAATGTTTATTTGCAAAACAACCATTGACATTTTTTGAAAACCATAGTAAAATTATTAGATGAGCAAACTTAAAATTAGTGAAATATTCTATTCAGCACAAGGTGAAGGACGTTTTGTGGGCGTTCCTAGTGTGTTCTTGAGAACGTTTGGTTGTAATTTTACCTGCGGTGGGTTTGGTATGAAGGATCGCACACAGATGAGCACCGAACGTGAATTCATCGATCCTACAAAATATCGTATCTATGAAGAGCTTCCATTGGTTAATACTGGGTGTGACAGTTATGCCAGCTGGGATCCAAGATTTAAACAGTTTAGTCCACTATTAACCATTGATGCAGTGGTCCAACGTATGTTAGAACTAGTGCCCAGCAATAGTTGGCAGATGCCCAATGGCAATGACACACATTTGGTCATCACAGGCGGTGAGCCTTTACTAGGTTGGCAACGTGCTTATCCAGACTTATTATCACATAAAGATATGTATAACTTAAAAAACTTAACCTTTGAAACTAATGGCACACAGGAACTACATGAAGACTTTGTTAAATATCTAAAACTTTGGAATCGTGGTGCTAGAGAAATTACATTCAGTGTTAGTGCTAAACTAAGTGCCAGTGGTGAACGTTGGGAAGATGCCGTTAAACCAGAAATAGTTCGTAGCTATGAAAAGGTTGGGACTACATATCTTAAATTTGTAGTCGAATCGCCCGCAGACTTTGATGAGGTTGATCGTGCTGTCGCAGAATATCGTAAAGCGAAGTTTAAAGGTGTAGTTTACATCATGCCAGTAGGTGGGGTAGTCAGCGTTTATGACGGTAATAAATTTAATGTAGCTGATGAAGCTATGCGTCGTGGTTATTATTACAGTCCGCGATTACATGTTGATCTCTGGGGTAACAGCTGGGGCAAGTAATGAAATTTAATGTATTAGATGATATTTCATTGCCCGCCAGAAGTTTATTATTATTAGTATGTGGGCTAACCTGCTGTTGGGGTTTTGTTAACAACACTATACTATTGGTATTTGCTAGTAAAGTAGGATTTCCTATTGCTGTTGCTAGTTGTGCTATATCAAATAATCGTAAACAAATATTGAGCGTATTATATTACACAGCATTCTTAATATTAGTTGGCACTGTATATTTTACAGTTAATGATTATGAAATTACTACAAGTTTAACTAAAAACTTTGTTCCCACACTAACAGATTTATTGTTAGCTGTTGGCTTAGGTGGTTCTCTAGCATATTTTTGGGATCATACTATAAGAATTAATATCATCGTCATGAGTGCAGGACTAGCAAGTTTACTACCAGCTTGCATCATGGCAGGATATTGGATTAGTCATGGAACTATTCCATTGGCTATTAGCAGTTTGTTGTTGTATTTACAATATGTCATCGGAATGGCAGCAGGGGCTATGATTATTAATTATGTTGGAGAAAGCAAATGAATGTTACAGAATTATTTTTAATCGCTATGATTGGTATATTTACTATACCTTATCTAATCTGGCGAGGGGGTCGCACTGAATATTTTGCACCGTTGGTGGTAGTCCAAATGACATATTCCACGCTATATTCGACAAACCCGTTATGCAAGCCTTAAGTGGGGTAGCTTGGTGGGGTGTTAGTTTGTTTGTATTCTTAGCCGGTATCGAGCTTGATCTTAGCAAAGTCAAAGATAATAAACGTGAAAGTGCCATCACTGCCAGTCTGGCGTTAGGCACACCTTTACTATTTGGCAGCATAGCCGCATTGATACTATTGGGCTTCCCTGGATGGATTGGTGAGCGGGCACAGACTTGGCAGTTTGTTCTAGGTATTGGTATGGCCAGTGCTGTTACTGCACTACCTATCCTGATTTTGTTTATGGAAAAGATGGATATCCTACGTCAACCAATCGGACAACGTATCCTACGCTATGCCAGCTTAGATGATATCGCTATTTGGAGTGTGCTGGCAATTATTCTCATGGATTGGACGAGACTAGCGCATCAAGCTATGTTCTTAATAGGCTATGTTGGTATAGCATTTGGACTCAGATATCTTATTCCTCGTTTAAGAGACACAGATAGATTATACGTAGCACTGATTTGGTTAGTGACCTGTGCTTGTGCAGCCGATTGGGCAGGCTTACACTTTATGGTTGGCTCATTCTTAGCAGGTGCAGTATTGGATATAAAATGGTTTGGCCAAGACGAAGTAGACAGTTTACACCAATTGGGAGATGGGTGGACTTATTGTAGTCGTAACTGCTATTTTATTATTCATTACCCAACTATTAGGGAAATTGTCAGGTATTTGGACCGCTGGTAAAATCCTCAATTGGGAACGAGGCGAAAGTATGTTAGTTGGTTGGTTATTACAGACTAAAGCATTAATTGAGATCATCTTTGTAAACGTATTATTAGACAAAGGTATTATCACCGACCAGATGTTTACTGTAATGTTACTAATGGCCATCATGAGCACTATGGCAACTATACCGGTAGTCACACCAAAGTTACAACGATTAAAACATTTAATACAAAAAAGTTAAAAGGCCTTTATGAGTTATCTATTTACAAGTGAAAGTGTTAGTGAAGGACATCCAGACAAGGTAGCAGACGCTATCAGTGATGCAGTGTTAGATCTCATGATGCGTGAGCAGAATCCTGCTTACCGTTGTGCATGTGAAACACTTGTAACTACCAATCAGGTTATCCTAGCTGGCGAATACAAAGGTATCTACAATCATCTAGAAGTTGAAAATGCTGTGCGCCGTGTTATCCGTGATATTGGTTACGAACAAGAAGGATTCCATTGGCAGACTGTGGATATTAAAAACTATATGCATGGTCAAAGTGCCGACATCGCCCTAGGCACAGATTCGTTTGGTGCAGGAGATCAAGGACTGATGTTTGGTTATGCTATTAACGAAACGCCAGACCTGATGCCCAGTGCTATCTATTACAGCCATAGGATCGTTAAAATGTTAGCAGATGTGCGCAAGAGTGGAACTACATGGTTAGGTCCAGATGCTAAGAGCCAGATAACCATGGAATATCATGATGATGGTACAGTAAAACGTATCGCCAAAATAGTTTGCTCAACCCAACATACTGAAGACGTCAGTATTGAATCTTTAAGATTTAACGTAGAAGAATATATCAGAGAAACACTACCTGGAGAACTATTAGATGACGATACTGAGTTTCTTATTAATCCTACTGGTCGTTTTGTTATTGGTGGTCCCGACGGTGATACTGGGCTTACTGGTCGTAAAATTATTGTTGATACTTATGGCGGCTATAGCCCTCATGGTGGTGGTGCTTTTAGTGGCAAAGATCCTACTAAAGTTGATCGCAGTGCTGCTTATATGGCTAGGTATCTAGCTAAGAATATCGTAGCCACACAAGGTGCACACAAGGCCACAGTCCAACTTAGCTACGCTATTGGTGTTAAAGAACCCACTAGTTTGTTTGTTAAAACTGATCGAGGTATTGATTTTGATAATACTATTACTAAGTGGATACGTGAAAATGTTGATCTAACACCACAAGGCATAATAAATAGATTTGAACTGTTCCGTCCTATCTACAGTCAAACAACCAACTATGGACATTTTGGTAAGGCGGATTTACCATGGGAAGCCGTAGATTTATTCAAGGATTAATATGATAAAGAAATTGATCAAAAACTTATTTGGTAATAAACCAGAACCTGCTACTTTAAAAGAACAAAAAATTAAAAAAACTCCCAAGGAGTTAGCTACTGAAGCAGGTGAGCCATGGGTCGAAGTATTGGGTATGGACATCGATCCAAATAATCCGGGAGATGGTGCTTTTGAATTGGACTGGAATGATAAATTTGTTGCTAATCTAGTTCGAGCTGGATATCAAGGTAAAACAGATCAAGATATAGTTGACAATTGGTTTAAGGCAGTGTGTCGAAATGTCATACAAGAGAATTTTGAACAAGAGCAAGCTGACCCAACTAATCGCCCAAGCAATCGTAGAGATCTAGGCAACGGTAGAACGGAAATAAGTTGATATTATATGTAAATGGTGATAGCCATTCGGCAGGTGCAGAGGCAGTTAATAGTTATGCTTTTGCGATGGAAGACTACAAATATTATCATCTCGGACGGGTTCCGCATCCAGAAAACTTAAAAGCAAGCTACGGTCAAATAATAGCCGACGATCTCGGATATCAATTGGTTTGTGATGCCGAAAGCGGTGCTAGTAATACTAGGATCCTAAGAACCACATATTCATATCTAGAAAATAATACCCCGGATCTGATTATAATCGGTTGGGCTTCTTGGGAAAGAGCTGAATGGATGTTTGGTGATGAAATTTATCAATTTAGCGCAGGATTAAATACTTCTGGATTTCCAGACCATGTATTAGAAGTCTACAAAACATGGATAGTAGATCGCCAAAGGCCAGAAATATACTGCAAATACTGGCAACAACGCATATGGCAATTACATCAAGATTTGTTATCTAAACAGATACCACATTTATTTTTTAATACTTTTAGCAATTTACTTACATTAAAAGAGGGAGCTATCCCATGTGGCTCAGAAGTTGAAAAGTTAGATTGGCAATCTTGTTATGTTGACCCATATAACCAAAATCATACCTTTTTTAGTTGGTTGGCTGAACAAGGGCAAAAGACTGTCCGATCAGACAGCTTCCACTATGGTGCCGATGCACATAAACTTTGGGCAGAACACTTGACAAAGCTACTCAAAGACAGTATAATTACTAAATGAGATATCTATTAGTAGACACAGCAAACACATTCTTTCGTGCGAGACATTCAGCACATCGCCAAAGTGACACTTGGGACAAGCTGGGTTTTGCCATCCACGTAACCCTAGCTTCAGTAAACAAATCATGGCGTGATCAAAAAGCTGATCATGTTATATTCTGTTTAGAAGGACGCAGTTGGCGGAAAGACTTCTATACTCCTTATAAGGCTAATCGTGCAGTAGCACGTGCCGCACTTACTGAAAGCGAAGCTGAAGAAGATCGATTATTCTGGGAAACCTTTGATAATCTAAAAACTTTTATCACCGAAAAAACTAATTGCTCAGTCCTACAGCATCCAGAGCTTGAAGCAGATGATCTCATCGCAGGTTGGATACAGAGCCATCCAGATGATCATCATACGATCATATCCAGCGACACAGACTTCTATCAACTGTTAGCAGACAATGTCAATCAATACAATGGTATCAGCGATGAATTACATACGCTCAAAGGTATCTTTGACAAGAAAGGTAAACCTGTCATAGACAAGAAAACCAAAGAGCCCAAGAAGATACCGGATCCCAAATTCATCCTATTTGAAAAATGTATGCGTGGTGATCCCACTGACAATATATTTTCAGCGTTTCCAGGCGTGCGCACCAAAGGTAGTAAGAACAAGGTAGGGCTTGAAGAAGCCTACCAAGATAAAGACAAGAAAGGTTATAATTGGAATAATCTGATGCTACAGCGTTGGGTAGATCATAATGGCCAAGAACATCGCGTGTTGGATGACTATGAACGCAATCGTGTCTTAGTTGATCTTACCGCACAGCCAGATGCGATCAAAGTTAAAATGGCAGAAACTATCGCCCAAGCACAGCGACCCAAAAATATACCAATGGTAGGTGCCCAGTTCTTGAAGTTCTGTGGCAAATATGATCTTGTTAAATTAAGTGAAAATGCTAGTGCT